TCAAGCCAACGCAGCGCTCGAATTCGCCGCGCACGGCATCGAGTACAGACCTTGGCGCTTCTGCGTGATCACGAGGGCGCGGTAGGCGGCCAGCGGTCCCTCGGCTTCGGGCTTGCCCTTGTCGCGCGGCTTGACCTTGAACAGGTCGATCAACTTGTCGCTGTTCAAGCCGGCGCGCTGCATGATCCGCTCCGCGGTCATGGGCTCGCCCTTGAATGACCACAGTGACTTGAACACCGCAGCCTGTCCGTCGGTGCAGCGGATGGGCCCATGCGGCCATTCGGGCAGCGTCACCCAGCGGAAGTCCGCCGAGAACGGGCCGTGGACGGGCGCCGTCGGATCGATCATCGGCGCTGGTTCGCGCAGGACCGGGGGCGACGCGATGTGCGCAATGCCGCCGCCGTAGAACGCGAACCGCTCCTCCAGCGGCAGCCACTCGAAGCCGTACCCCGATAGCGCGAGGTAGGCGTGCTTTGGCCTTGGCGCGATCACGCGAACATTCGCCCCCGGCACCCGCACACGATCGAGCAATTCCGGCTCGCGCCAGATCCGGGCCAGATCGCGGGCGAGCAACACCGGCGCCCGCCGCGCCTCGCCCAACCGCCAAACGTCCCCGCCGAGATCGTCGATGCCGTCGCGGCTCTCGATCCCCAGCGCAAGGCGCAGCTTCTGGCGCAGCCAGTCCTCATCCAATATCAGCGCGGCGACGTCGTCGGCTGCCACGGCCACCGGCCCGCACTCCGGGCAATGGCAGGTGCGGCCACCGCGGCCGTCGCCCCAGACCGGCGCCCGATGCTGGTTGCAGTACGGACATAGGGCAAAGCGCTGATCCAGGGCCGTGGCCTTCACCGCCCGCCCGAGAGTAGACAAGGCGGCGATAGCGCGCGGCGACAGCGCGGCGCGCAGGACTGGTGTGCCGCCCGCGAACAGGCGGCACACCAGTCCCCAAGCGTCGTGCGCCGTCACCGGTCAGCCCTCGTAGACTGGTTGCGCGTCGGCCAGGCCCGACTCCGGCGGCGTCTCCTGCGCATTCAGCGTCTGACCCGGCTGCAGGATGCCGAGCGTTACCAGATAGCTCTCCAACTGCGCCTGGAGAGCGGCGTCGAACTTGTGCAGGTTCAGGCGGCCACGACGGGTCACCTCGACCGTGATGACCTTCGCGCGCACCTTGCCAGGCTCGGGCGGATAGTAAAGATTGATGCGCGCGGCTGTCACCAGCCAGCCATGGGCCAGCGGGTTTTCGTTCGGAAGTTTCTCCTGCATCAGTTCGGTGACGCAGCGCTGCTCGCTCGACGCCATCGCCGTGCAGTCCAGCTTCAGGGTGGTGTCCGGGCTCAGCACCGAGATCGACTTCACCTGCAGCGCCACGAAGCCATCGGCCACAGCCTGGGGCACATCGAAGCCCAGCTTGAGGACCGACAGGTCCAGCGTCGGCGGCTTGATGCGGTGCGGCTCCACCTTGACACCCAGCAGGTGTTCGGCGAACGCATCGACGAGCATCTGGTGGTACTTGGCGCCGCCGCGCACAAGGGTGCGAACGACGCCGGTGGCGACGGCGTACTCCAGCACCATGTGGATGTTCGGGTTCCCGACGCGGCGCGTAAGGTTCGCCCCCTCGAACTCGAGGCGCAGCATTGCGAGATCCTTGACATGGACGGTCAGCAGGAACACCCCGGGACTGCGCTCGACGAGGTACGCCGCGCTGCCGTCGCCGCACTGCAGCTCGCGCTGGTAGAAGGCCGAGATGGCTTGGCGCAAAGCGGCCAATGCGGCGTCCGAGGTGTTCGGCTGGCGCTTGACGCCGAGGTCATGTTGCTGGGCCTGCGAGCCGTGGCGCTCCACGTAGTCAAACTCGCACGCCCGCTCGAACAGCGCCGGATGGTTGGCGTACAGCCAGAAGGAGCGGTGGGTGTCGCTCTGGCAGGCCACCAGCCCAACCAGCGCGGCACCGTCGCCGGCGGCGGCCTGGAACATCGCCTGCTTCCCGGCTGCGTCGGCCAACTGGACGCTCGCCATGAGGTTGCCGATCAAACGGTCGCGGGCGGCGATGTCGGGCCAGGTACGAACCGCATCCACCAGGGCCCGCGAGGTTTCAGGCGCATCGTCCCAGGAAAAGTCGTCGGCCACCGGCAGGCCGTGGGACGTCAGGAAAGTGCGCATCGATCCGTCCACCGGCAGTTCGAGCAGCACGTCGACAAAGGTCTTCTTCATCTTCTTTTCGATCCTTTCCGAAGAGGCGTCGGAGGCTGCGGACCGATGGAGCAGGTGCGCGGGCCGGCGACTGGATTACTGAACAACGTACCCGCCATAGTAAAGTAGCAAGATACATCGCGATTGTGAGCCGCTCTTTTCCGCTTGTCAATCAATGGGGAACATCTGGCGCTTTTATGTATCTCGGAGCTATACTTGCGGTCTTGATTCATTCACTGGCTGTATAGCCACTACAGGAGCATCGCCATGGCTTCGGCGTTTGGAGCACGCCTGCGACGCTTGCGCGAGGCGAAGAAGTTGACCCTGCAGCAGGTCGCCGACGCGGTCGGCTGCACGAAGGCCTACATCTGGGAATTGGAGATGAAGGAAGGGCAACGCCCTTCGGCCGAACGGGTCCACGCGCTGGCCAAGGTGCTGGGCGTGACGATGGAAGATTTGATGGGTGAAGGGATGGCCAAAGTGCCGGAGGCCAGCCCCGAAGATGTAGTGTTCTTTCGCGAGTACGCCGGTATGAGCGAGGAAGAGAAACAGCGCTACCGCGATGCGCTCAAGCTCATGTTCGGCAAACGTGACGAGGGCGGGGCCAAGGAGTGAGCAGTCCGCCCCTCAACGGCTTTACCGCTGCCGCCACGGTTCTGAAGTGGCTGCGGGCATGGCATCGGGAGGCCATGCCAGATGCCATCGATCTCGACGTCGTGCGGCAAATGTTGCCCGGCACGCCCTATGGCAAGGGCGTGCGCGAGATCAAGGCGCCGATGGCGCTGGACATCGACAGCTGCGAGGGCATGCTGGTCCGCAATCCGGATGACGCCGCCGAATGGGGCATCTTCTATAACGGCAAGGCCAGTCCCGAACGTCGCCGCTTCACCGTGGCCCACGAGTTGGGTCATTTCATCCTGCATCGCAACCAGCAGAACCGTTTCAACTGCGACAAGGAAAGCGTCTATTCGGGCGTCGACACCATGCGCGTCATCGAGCGCGATGCCGATGACTTCGCCAGCAACCTGCTGATGCCGGGGGACGTGCTGCGCGGTCTGCTGACCGGCCAGCGAGTCGACCTCCACTGTCTCAGCGCGCTCGCCAAGCGCTTCAAGGTCTCGTTCGAGGCGCTGTGTATCCGCTTCATCAAGTACACCGAGCAGCGCGCGATCCTGGTCTACTGGGACAACGGCTTCTTGAAATACGAGTGGCGTAGCAAGAGCGCCGTGCTGACCCGGGCCAGGATTCGCCGACTATCAGACCCGCAAGAACCCCTTGCCGGAACGCTGGCCGCCGACACCAGCGTCGAGCAGGAGTGGGACGGCGTCGAACTGCCGGCATCGATCTGGTGCGCCGAGGAAGCGGCATACATGAAGCTGCGCGAGTTCAAGCACAGCTACGGCGCGCGTGATCGCGTTCTCACGCTGCTCCTGCTCGAAGGCGCCGAACCCCGCCGCTGGGATCGATCCTGGCAGGAGGGCGAGAGTTTCGACAGCTACGATCAGTTCGTCTCCTCGGGCCAGCACCCTGTTCGGTGAGCACGAGGAAATTGGGAGGAAAATATGTCGTATTCGGGTATATCAATCCGTGAAGCTCTCGACAAGATCAACGCACCGAATGCAGGGTGGTATCTCCCTCAAGTTCAGCGCCAATATGTGTGGGGGGCTCGTCATGAGTCGGAAACCTATATCTGCTTGCTGCTTGACTCGCTGCTGAAGCGTTATCCGATCGGCGGGATCGTGCTATGGGAGACGGAACAGAAGGTTCCATATCGCCGCTTCATTGGTGACTACACGCCCGGGCAATATGCGAAACAAGTTGATGTAGGGCTATGGGGTGCAGCAAAGCTGCTTGTGTACGACGGTCAACAGCGCTTGCAGACGCTGTATTCGGTACTTCGCCACCGTTTTAATGATCGAGTTCTTCACTTCGATTTGCTCTTCGATCAGGATGTTTCAGAGGCGGACGAAACCGGCTTCCTGTTTCGTGACACCGACGCGGCGAGTGAGCCGCGCTATCTCCGCATGACTGAGTTGTCATGCCTACGATGCAACGAAAGCGAATACATTGCTCTTGAAGACCGCGTTCTGCCCGCAGCGGGAAACGATCAACGAAGGAAGCTTCTGGTTCGTCGAAACTTGAAAGCGCTGTGGGACATTTTCGTCGACACCAATCACAAGTCGATCGCTTACTTCTCAGTGAGGGCGGACACACCGGGAGAGGTCAACGAGGTGTTCCGTCGGTTGAATACCGGCGGTGTGGCACTGACCCAGCTAGAGCTTGTGCTCGGCAAAATCAAGGCTGTGTACTCCGACTACGAAGAACGGCTGTGGGCTCTTTCCGAGAAGATCGAGAATGCAAGCGGCATCAAATTCTCGTCGACATCGGTGTTGCAGTTCTTTCACCTTCTGGCCAAGGACACTATCCGCATCGACGAGAGTCGTCTGGAAAATGCGGACATTCGGACATTCGAGAGCATTTTACGAAACGAAGCCGAACCGCTGGTTGAGCTGTTTTCCGGTTATCTGAGAGGACTCCTGAATGTCAATCATTCATCGATAGTGCCCCGCTGGCTGGCGATTCTGCCCCTTGCGGCCTATCTGACTATACGTAAGCGCCATGGGCATGAATGGCGCATCCGGGCCCTGTCGGCACCAGAACTACAACTGATCCATCAGTATTTCCTGCTTTCGCAATTTTGCGACTGGAATACTCAGACGATGGTCAATGCCTTTGCTCGCGAGGCTATGGCATCGGCCGAAGGTGGTCAGTGGTTTCCGCTTGCAAAGATTCGGCAACTCGCCGTCGAGAAGAACAGAACCGGAGACCTGCACGAATACCAGTTGCTCAGCCAGCCTTGGCTCGCGACAAAGGTATTGATGCCCCACCGCAGTTACGTCTTTCACGAAAACAAGCCGCAAGTCGACCACATATTCCCGGTCAATCTCGACGGGGCGGACGAGGCGTATCAGCAGGCTGTAGACGTCCTATGGAACTTTCAGCCAATGCCCGCCGAGGTCAATAACTACAAACGGGCTCGGCACCCAAGGGAGTTCTTTCAAAGTGATGACGGTAGCAAGTACTGGGCATCTTACGACCTTATCCCATTGGCCGACCCCAGATCCTGGACTCAGTCCGACGCCAGCCTGTGGAACGATCATCTGACGTTTATCGAATATAGGAAGCAGAGAATGCTTGACGAGTTGGCAAGGCTTTATGGATTGAGCATCACGAAGCCTGCGGTAACGCAGACGGCAGGCGCAGCCACTGCTTAGCAGTCCATCTCGGTCCACAGCATGTAGCACGCGCATCTCCGCTAAATCACGTTACGCGAAGTCCCCTCGGTTTCTAGCATGAAGGGCGTTTTCCAAAGGAACGCCTGCCATGCACGAACTCGAACCATCCTCCGTTCCCGCCTACGCCGACAGGCCTCGGCACGCGCATCAAGAAATCACTGACCTGCTCGCCGCCGCGCTCCTGCGGTTGCGTGCCCGCGGGTCGCCTCAACCCGAAGCGCAGACCAGCAACGACAGCGACACCGTTGGCCTTGGCTTTCCCGGCCAGGAGCGCGTGAATGCGAACCCGGATCACACAAGAGGAGTTCGCCAATGACAACACACGCCCCCCTGCCCGACGCGGCCTCGGTCGCCGCCCGCATCGCCCAGCTTCCCCACTTGCCAATGGACAGCCTCTGGGCACTGTGGGACGAGTACTTCGACGAGCGGCCCAATCATCACCATCGCACCTGGCTGGAAAGCAGGCTTGCCTACAAGATCCAGGAGCGCGCCTTCGGCGGCCTGAAGGCATCGCTGCGCAAGAAGCTCGAGGATATCGGCGAGACAGGCATCCTGCCCCGGCAGTTGCGCCGCGACGGCAATCGTCTGCTGCCCGGCACCGTCATCACGCGCATCTACGACGACGTCGAGCATCGCGTCCTGGTGCGCGGCCCCGGCGACTTCGAATACCACGGACAGCGCTTCAAGAGCCTATCGGCGATTGCCCGTCACATCACGGGCTGCCATTGGTCTGGGCCGGCCTTCTTTGGCCTGAAGGCTGGCGACAAGAAGAAGGACGTGGCATGAGACCGCAGCGACGAACGACAGCAATGCCAAGCACCCCCACGCCGATTCCAGTCACGCCGAAGAAGCGCTGTGCCGTCTATACCCGCAAGTCCACCGATGAGGGGCTGGACCAGGAGTACAACAGCCTCGAGGCGCAGCGCGATGCCGGGTTGGCTTACATCGCCAGCCAACGCCATGAAGGCTGGATCGCGGTCAGCGACGGCTATGACGACGGCGGCTATTCCGGCGGCAACATAGACCGGCCCGCGCTGCACCGGCTGCTGGCCGACATCGAGGCCGGGATGGTGGACATCGTGGTCGTCTACAAGATCGACCGCCTGACCCGCAGCTTGGCCGACTTCGCCAAACTGGTGGAGGTGTTCGACCGCAACGGCGTTTCCTTCGTCTCGGTCACGCAGCAGTTCAACACCACGACCTCGATGGGCCGGCTCACGCTCAACATCCTGCTCTCCTTCGCCCAGTTCGAGCGCGAGGTCACCGGCGAGCGCATCCGCGACAAGATCGCCGCCAGCAAGGCCAAGGGCATGTGGATGGGTGGCATGCCGCCGCTCGGCTACGACGTCGTCGAGCGCAAACTGGTCATCAACGAACGCGAGGCGGCCTTGGTCCGCGACATCTTCCGCCGCTATGCCGAGCACGGGTCGGCGGCACAACTGGTGCGCGAGCTGGCCGTCGAGGGACATACCACCAAGTCCTGGGTCACGCAGGGCGGACGCCACCGGACGGGGCGCCCCATCGACCAGCAGTACATCTTCGCGCTGCTGCGCAACCGGATCTATCTGGGCGAGCTCTCCAACAACGGGCAGCGCTTCCAGGGGCAGCATGAACCCATCGTGCCGCAGGATCTGTGGGATGCCGCGCACGCCTTCATCGAACGTCGCAAGCAGGCGCCGCGCGAGCACCGAGCCAAGCATCCGGCGCTGCTCGCCGGCCTGCTCTTCGCACCGGACGGCCAGCGCATGCTGCACACCTTCGTCAAGAAGAAAAACGGGCGGCAATACCGCTACTACGTGCCCTACCTGCACAAGCGCCGCAATGCCGGCGCGACGCTGTCGCCGGGGGCGTCGGATGTGGGGCATCTGCCGGCCGCCGAGATCGAGAACGCGGTCCTCGCGCAGATCCACGCCGCACTCTCGGCGCCGGAAGTGCTCATCGGCACCTGGCGCGCCTGCCAACGCCACCCCGCTGGCGCGGCGCTAGACGAAGCCCAGGTGGTCGTGGCGATGCGGCGCATTGGTGCCGTGTGGGAGCAGTTATTCCCCGCCGAGCAGCAGCGCATCACACGCCTGCTCATCGAGCGGGTGCAACTGCATGACCAGGGGCTCGACATCATCTGGCGCGAAGACGGCTGGCTCGGCCTTGGGCCCGATATCGGGGCGCATCCGCTGATCGATGAATGCCGTGGAGAGATCGAGGAGGCGATGGCATGAACAACGACTCTCACGATACAGCCGCCAATCCCCGCAGACGCGTGGTCCGTGTCGAGGTGGGAGGCGACGCCCGCAGCTACGTCAGCGACGGCCAGCGAGTAACGCTCGTTCCGCTGACGGTCAAGCGCCGGCACAACCGCAAGCTGTTGATCCCGCCGACGCCTCAATCCGCTGCCGCGATGGCCGGTGGCCTCGACGTGCCGATGATCAAGACGCTCGGCAAGGCGTTCTACTGGAAACGCCAGATCGACGAGGGTCGCTATGCGACGGTGACCGATCTGGCCAGGACCCTGAAGCTGGAAACGGGTTGGGTCGCCGAAGTGCTGAGGCTCACGCTGCTGGCGCCCGACATCGTCGAAGCCATTCTCGACGGGCGTCAGCCCCGGCATCTGAATCTGCAGACCCTGCGCGGCCGTCACGATCTGCTCCCGCGCGACTGGGCCGAGCAGCGCAAGGTGCTCGGCTTCACCGATCCCGGCAACTGACGCCGGATGCCCTTCACGACGGCGAACCAGTGCTCGCCGTTCGTGCTTGTCGCCATTGGCGAACCGGAAGTTTCCGCGTGGTTCGCCATTCGCTCCCTCCAAGGTTCGCCGCCCGAAGCCTGAAATGACACCTGTTCCTCAACAGCGTCATAGGAGGCTTTTATGCCGACAACGGCAAGCACCATCACCCGGTCGCCGCACCAGGCGATCAACAGTCTGTCTCCCGGCGACCGTCGGGTCCTCAACGAGAACGAGCTCGCGCAGCGCTGGGGCTTGAGCCCCAAGACCCTGCAGCGCTGGCGCAGCGAAGGTCGCGGACCGCGCTACCTGAAGCTGTCCAAACGCGTCAGCTACCCGCTGGACGCGGTCATCGAATTCGAGCGCTGCGCCCTGCACGACTCGACGTCCGAGCGCACGGTGCGCTGAGGAGGGATGCGATGAACGATCTGACTATCTTTCCTGCCGACCTCGCCGAGATGTCCGTCGGCCAGCTGGCCTCGCTGCCGCCGGCGCAGAAGCAGGAGATCAGCCGCAATCTCGACGAGGCGCTCGACTGGCTGAAGAAGGCGCGCGCCAAGTTCGACGCGGCGCTCGATGCTGCCTATGGCGAACAGGCCCGCGCCGCGCGCCTCGCGGCCGGCAAGGACTTCGGCGCCATCCACCTCAGCGACGGCCCGCTGCGCGTGACCGTCGACCAACCCAAGCGCGTGTCCTGGGACCAGGAGCAGCTCGCGGCCATCGCCCGGCGCATTGCCGCCGCAGGCGAGAAGGTGGAGGACTACCTCGACATCGAGTTCTCCGTCTCGGAGTCGCGCTTCAACAACTGGCCTCCGGCACTGCGTGCGCAGTTCGAGGCCGCCCGCACCGTCAAGCCCGGCAAGCCCTCGTTCCGGCTGGCCCTCATCTCGGAGGACTGATCCATGACCGCCATCATCCCCTTCCAGTTCGAAGCGCACGCCGTGCGCGTGCAGGTCGATGACGACGGCCAGCCCTGGTTCAACGTCAGCGACGTCTGCGAGGCGCTGGAGCTGGGCAACCCGTCCCAGGCGATCAAGTCCCACGTCGATGCCGATGACCTCCAGAAACTGGAGATCATCGATGCGCTCGGCCGCCCGCAGCGCGCCAACCACGTCAACGAGTCGGGGCTCTACGCCCTGATCCTCGGCAGCACCAAGGATGCGGCCAAGCGCTTCAAGCGCTGGGTAACCAGCGACGTGCTGCCAGCGATCCGCAAGACCGGCGCCTACGCCGTGCGTGGCGTGCAGCCGGCACTTCCCGCGCCGACGCAGGACCGCGTGTCGTCGATCCTGTTGATCGGCGACGCGGTCGCAAAGGTTCCGGGCGTGAAAGCCGGCATCGCGATGGCGGCGACGCTCACCTGCATCCAAGAGAACACCGGCATCCAGATCGAGAGGCTGCGCCGCGCGCTGCCTGCCGCCAATGCACCGATCTGCTCGCTCAACGCGACCCAGCTCGGCAAGCTGCTCGGCCTCTCGGCCAAGGCCACCAACCTGCGTCTGGCCAACCACGGTCTGCAGTTCCGCAACGAGCGCGACGAGTGGGAGCTCACCGAGGCGGGCGAAGCCTGGGCGGAGGCCATGCCGTACTCGCGCAACGGCCACAGCGGCTACCAGATCCTCTGGAATCCGGCGGTCGTCGAGCAGCTGAAGGAGGTGGCGTGATGGCACTCCCCATCATCACCGCCGACCAGCGGCTTGCCGAGAAGCAAGGCGTCAAGCTGGTGCTGCTTGGCAAGAGCGGCATCGGCAAGACCACCCAGCTGAAGACCTTGCCCGAGGCCTCGACGCTGTTCGTCGATCTCGAGGCCGGCGATCTCGCGGTGAAGGACTGGCGCGGCGACTGCGTGCGCCCGACCACCTGGCCCGAATTCCGCGACCTCGTGGTGTTCCTCGCCGGCCCGAACCCGGCGCTGCCTGCCGATGCGCCGTTCTCGGAGGCGCACTACCGCCACGTGTGCGAGCGTTACGGCGATCCCGCCCAGCTGGCCAAGTACGACACCTACTTCGTCGACTCGATCACCGTGCTCGCGCGGCTCGCCCTGATCTGGGCCAAGACTCAGCCGCAGGCCTTCAGTGAGCGCACCGGCAAGCCCGACACCCGCGGCGCCTACGGCCTGCTGGGCACCGAGATGCTGACCGCGCTCACGCACCTGCAGCACGCGCGCGGCAAGCACGTCGTGTTCGTGGCCATCCTCGACGAGCGCCTCGACGACTTCAACCGCAAGGTGTTCGTGCCGCAGATCGAGGGCGCCAAGACCGCCGCCGAGCTGCCCGGCATCGTCGATGAGGTCGTGACGCTCGCCGAGATCAAGGCCGAGGACGGCAGCGCGTACCGCGCCTTCGTCACCCACACCCTGAATCCCTACGGCTACCCGGCCAAGGACCGCTCCGGCCAGCTCGAGCTGCTGGAGCCGCCGAACCTGCGCGCGCTGATCGACAAGTGCGCCGCCGCCACCCGAATCCCGACATCCAAGGAGTAAGCCATGACCGCATGGAACGATTTCAACGACGCCGAACAGCAGCAGAGCTTCGACCTCATTCCCAAGGGCACCGTCGCCCGCGTGCGAATGACCATCAAACCCGGTGGTTACGACGATCCGGCCCAGGGCTGGACGGGCGGCTACGCCACGCAGAGCTTCGACACCGGCTCGATCTATCTCGCCTGCGAGTTCGTGGTGCTGGAGGGCGAGTACGCCAAACGCAAGCTGTGGTCGAACGTGGGGCTGCACAGCCCCAAGGGCCAGACCTGGGCGAGCATGGGCCGCAGCTTCATCCGCGCCGCGCTCAACAGCGCGCGCAACGTGCTGCCCCAGGACAACTCGCCGCAAGCCGCCGCCGCACGGCGCATCCAAGGCTTCCACGAGCTGGACGGCATCGAGTTCGTCGCCCGCATCGACATCGAGAAGGACGGCCGGGGCGATCTCAAGAACGTCGTCAAGCTGGCGGTCGAGCCCGATCAACCGGACTACGCGCGTGTGATGGGCCTGCCGCCCAAGACACCTGGCGGTAGCTCGGGCGCACCGGCCGCCGCCATTCCGTCGCGCGTGATGCCCGCCCCTGCAGCCGCTCAACGTCCCGCCGTGCCCGGAAAGCCGGCCTGGGCGCAGTGAGGAGGGGCGATGAAAATGAGCGAAGCGAAGTTTCGCGAAACCGAAGGCGAGAGCGAATGCAATGAGCGGCAAATGCTGGGTCTGCAAACGACAGGCCCGGGGCTTCGGCCACACCGACAACCGCCACGGTGTCGGCGATCCCCAGCGCTACCCCATCGACTGGGTGTTCTGCTCGCGGCGCTGCCAGGAGGCGTTTCACGCGCACTACGGCAACTGGCTGCGGGTGAAGGATGGCTGCGTGGACATCAAGGAGGTCGCCATGATCGATCCGTCTGATGTCGAGCTGGCGGCGATGAGGAAGTGCCTCAAGGCCTTCGGCGAGGCGGCCGGCGGGATCGGCTTCGGCAAGCCCCTGGGCGAGTACTCCGAGGGCGAGGCGCTGCAGATCATCGACGCCATCGTCACCTGCTACACGGAGGCGATGGTCGAGCACCACGAGGCGACCAAGTACCCGCCGGTGCGCCGCCTGAGGAATCCGGTCAGCGATCCCTTCGCCGACCTGGAGGACGACCTGCCGTGGGAGGTGAAGCCATGATGGACTTCAATTCCTCGGCCAGCCTCTCGGGGCGGGTCACGGCACTGGTCGATCTCGGGATGCGGATGGCGCGCTCCCTGCAGGGCACGCGGCAATACCTCGGCGCCTCGCGGCTGGGCGCTGCCTGCGAGCGCGCGCTGCAGTACGAGTACGCGCAGGCGCCGGTCGACCCCGGCCGGGAAACCGAAGGCCGGATGCTGCGTATCTTCGAGCGAGGACACGTTATCGAGGACTGCATGGTGACGTGGCTGCGCGGCGCGGGCTTCGACCTGCGCACGCGCAAGGCCGACGGCGAGCAGTTCGGCTTCAGCGCGCTCGACGGCCGCCTGCAGGGCCACGTCGATGGCGTCATCGTCGGCGGTCCCGAGGGCTTCGGCTACCCGGCGCTGTGGGAGAACAAGTGCCTGGGCGCGCGTGCCTTCCGCGAGCTGGAGAAGAGCCGGCTCGCGGTCGCCAAGCCGATCTACGCCGCGCAGGTCGCGCTGTACCAGGCCTATCTCGAACTGCACGAGCACCCGGCACTGTTCACGGCGGTGAACGCCGACACGATGGAGATCTACGCCGAGCTCGTGCCCTTCGACGCCGAGCTCGCGCAGCGCATGTCCGACCGCGCGCTGAAGGTGATCTCCGCGACCGGGGCCGGCGAGCTGCTGCCGCGCTCGTTTTCCGAACCCACCCACTTCGAATGCCGGATGTGCCCTTGGCAGGACCGGTGCTGGAGGACCGCGACATGAGCAATTCACCACTGGCACAGGTGCTCGGGGAGCGCCTGATCGATGCGCGCGAGGCTGCGCTGAGTCTCAACCTGCCGATGTACTGGCTTACGCATGCAAAGGAGCGCCAGCGTCTCGGCCTGCCGCACTACCGTGTCGGCAAACTCGTGCGCTTTAAGCTGAACGAACTCATCGCGTGGATCGATGCCCAGCAACCGCAGGCGCTGGAAGCAGCTCGGAAGGAGGAAGCGGATGCTGGACTTCAATGACACCGTGTTCCCGGAGGAGTTCGCATCGACCGCCGAGCGCGACACCGTTCGCGCCGAACTGATCGCGCGGCTGGAACCGGTGCTCCTCTCGATGTTCCCCGCGGGCAAGAAGCGCCGGGGCAAGTTCCTCATCGGCGACGTGCTCGGCAGCCCGGGCGACAGCCTCGAGGTCGTGCTCGATGGCGAAAAAGCCGGACTTTGGACGGATCGTGCCACCGGGGACGGCGGCGACATCTTCGATCTGATCGCAACATCCCTTGGCGTGAGCGTCCAGGCCGACTTCCCGCGCGTACTGCGGCACGCCGCCGAGTTGATCGGCCATGCACCAGCGTTGCCGATGCGCAAGGGCAAGAAGGAGGCGCCCGTCGACGATCTCGGGCCGGCCACGGCGAAGTGGGATTACTTCGATGCCGCCGGCAAGCTGATCGCGGTCGTCTACCGCTACGACCCACCGGGGCGCAAAAAGGAGTTCCGCCCCTGGGATGCCAAGCGCCGCAAGATGGCGCCGCCCGAGCCTCGCCCGCTCTACAACCAGCCTGGATTAGCCGCAGCCAGCCGCGTCGTCCTGGTCGAGGGCGAGAAGTGCGCGCAGTCACTGATCGAGCTCGGCGTCGTGGCCACCACCGCGATGCACGGTGCGAACGCCCCTGTGGACAAGACCGACTGGTCGCCGCTGGCGGGCAAGTCCGTCTTGGTCTGGCCCGACCGCGACAAGCCCGGCTGGGAGTACGCGATGGCGGCCGCGCAGGCGGTGTTGTCCGTCGGGGCAAACTCGTGCGACGTGCTGCTGCCCCCGGACGACAAGCCGGATGGCTGGGATGCCGCTGACGCACTGGCGGAGGGTTTCGACGTCGGCGCTTTCCTTGCAGCAGGCCCCCGCATGTGCATCAAGCCGTCGAACGCGGTGTGCTCGCAGGAGGCCACGGTCTGGGCGACCGACGACGCGCTGGCGCTGGCTTTCACCGCGCGCTACGCGGAGGACTGGCGGTACTGCGCGGCCTGGGGCAAGTGGCTCGTCTGGACGGGTACGCACTGGCAGCCCGATGAAACCCTGCTGGTCCACCACCTGATCCGCTCGATCTGCCGCGAGGCGGCCGTGAAGGTCGACTCGCACCGGCTGGCCGCCAAACTGCTGGCCAGCAGCACGGTCGGCGGCGTAGATCGGCTGGCCCGCTCGGATCGCCGGCATGCGTCTACCTCCGACGAGTGGGACGCGGACCTGTTCTCGCTCAACACGCCGGGTGGTGTCGTCGATCTGCACACCGGCCGGCTGCGCCCACATGAACGAGCCGACCGAATGACCAAGCTGGCGACGGCCACCCCAGGCGGGACATGCCCGCGCTGGCTGACCTTCCTGGCCGATGTCACCGGGGGCGATGCCGATCTGCAGTCCTACCTGCAGCGGATGGTCGGCTATTGCCTGACCGGGGCGACCACCGCGCACGCACTGTTCTTCCTCTACGGCACCGGCGCCAACGGCAAGTCGGTGTTCGTGAACACGCTGGCCACGATCCTCGGCGATTACGCCACGAGCGCCCCGATGGACACCTTCATGGAGGCGCGCGGCGACCGCCACCCGACCGACCTGGCCGGGCTGCGCGGCGCGCGTTTCGTCGCGTCCATCGAAACCGAGCAGGGGCGGCGCTGGAACGAATCGAAGGTCAAGGCCATCACCGGCGGCGACAAGGTCTCCGCACGCTTCATGCGCCAGGACTTCTTCGAGTACGTGCCGCAGTTCAAGTTGGTGATCGCCGGCAACCACAAGCCCTCGATCCGCAACGTGGACGAGGCGATGAAGCGGCGCCTGCACCTGATCCCGTTCACCGTGACCGTGCCGCCCGAGCGGCGCGACGGCCGGTTGACGGAGCGCTTGCTGGCAGAGCGCGACGGCATCTTGGCCTGGGCGGTGGAGGGCTGCATCGCCTGGCAGCGTGAAGGCCTCAATCCGCCTGCCTGCGTGGTGTCGGCCACCGAGGAGTACTTCGAAGCCGAGGACGCGCTCGGTCAGTGGATCGAGGAGCGCTGCGTCCTGGCCAAAACCCACCGCGAAGGTGTGTCCGAGCTGTTCGCCGACTGGCGCGAATGGGCCGAACGGGCGGGCGAGTACGTGGGTTCGGTCAAGCGCTTCTCCGAGCTGATGGCGACGCGCAAGTTCGAGAAGTGCCGCCTGCATGGCGGCGCCCGCGCCCTGGCCGGCATCAGCTTGAGGCCCAAGCCCCCGAGCGACAACTACCGCGGCGGCTACCCCTACCGAGACGACTGACGAGAGGCCGGGTGACGGATTTGACAGGTCCACTGATTAACCCCTCACGCGTGCGCGCGCACGCACGATAGGGAGATTTCCGGCAGACCTGTCGCATCCGTCACCCGCCTCCATGAAATGGAGTGAATGATGAGAACGACGATTCTGGCCCTCGATCTGGGCACACGCACCGGGTGGGCGCTGCAGCACCTGGACGGCACGATCACCAGCGGCACCGAGCAATTCAAACCGCAGCGCTTCGAAGGCGGCGGCATGCGCTTCCTGCGATTCAAGCGCTGGCTCAACGATCTGTACGCGGCGAGCCAGCACATCAACGCGGTGTTCTTCGAAGAAGTGCGGCGGCACGCGGGTGTGGATGCGGCGCACGCCTATGGCGGCTTCATGGGGCATCTGACCGCATGGTGCGAGCACCACAACATTCCGTACCAGGGCGTTCCGGTCGGCACGATCAAGAAGCACGCGACCGGCAAGGGCAATGCGAGCAAGGAGGAAATGATCGCGGCAACGATTAAGCGCGGCTTAAAGGTTGCCGACGACAACGAAGCCGACGCGCTGGCACTGCTCTACTGGGCCATCGAGACGCAGGAGGTGTGAGATGAAGCTTCCCACACCCACCTACCGTTGTCCTCTGGGCCGCTTGCAGCCCGAGGCCACAGACCTTGAGGTCCTGAAGCAACGGGGTTGGCGCGACCAGCACATCCTGGTGGTCAACGCTTCCGACGAACGTCTGGACTTCATCGAGCGTGAGATCGTGCGACGCATCGGAGAACGTCTGTACGGACAGGGAGGGGCACGTCGTGGCTGACCGTCGCACTCCCTGGACGATTGAAGACGTGGCGGCACGCTTCGAGGAAGCCGCCACCACAGGACGTCGCCTGCCACCCGTGCGTGTGCAAGGCTACTTCAACACGTGGCCGGCCTTCGTGCGCAAGGAGTGGGAGGCCTTCGCTGCGAACGAGAAGGTCTACCGCCCCTTCCCACCCAGCCCTGAAGCCATCGACCGCATGCTAGAGACGATGCTCTGGGTGCAGTGGCTCGATATTGAGCAACGCCACCTGGTGTGGATGCGGGCCAAGCGCTATGGCTGGCGCGACATCACGATCCGCTTCGCCTGCGACCGCACCACGGCATGGCGGCGTTGGCAGAAGGCACTGCAGACGGTGGCCGATCACCTCAACGGCGCAGTCTTGATGACGTAGTGATTTAGCGTGATTTGGCGGGCATGGCCTGGTGTCAGCGGGAGTCTGCGGCGTCGTGCGGCATTGGCCCCTGCAACAGATTCACCGGTCCGGGGGTAGTATTTCCGCTATCTTCTGGACAGCGGTGCAGGCAGCGGAGACGGCCCGAGGCAAAACGGGTCCTTCCTGCCGAAACCGCCATGCGGGGGGCGCGAGCGCGGCATTCGCCTAGCGTCCGACTGCAAACCGAGGTTTGCAGGGTTTGCAGTTTGCACCCCCGCCCCTGTCCGCACACGTCACGAGCCCGCCCACGGCTTTTCGTCGGCGGGTTTTCTTTTTGGCTGCGCCGAAACGGCGCTGCGCTTGTCTTCCGAGGAACCGATTCTGAACACGCTCAACGTCGAATACCGCAAGGTCGAGACGCTGATTCCCTACGCGCGCAATCCGCGCACGCACAGCGAGACGCAGGTCGCCAAGATCGCGGCCAGCATCGTCGAGTACGGCTGGACCAGCCCGATCCTCGTCGATGGCGACAACGGCATCATCGCGGGCCACGGGCGGCTCGCGGCCGCGCGCAAGTTGGGACTCGCGGAAGTGCCGGTGATCGAACTGGCGCACCTCACGCCGACGCAAAAGCGCGCGCTCGTCCTGGCCGACAACCGTCTCGCGCTCGAGGCGGGCTGGGACGAGGAACTGTTGGCGCTCGAACTGGCCGAGCTGTCCGATGCCGGCTACGACATCGCGTTGACCGGCTTCGACGATGGAGAGATCGAAGCTTTCCTGTCGGAGGCGCAGCCGCACGAGGACACCAGCGCCGAGGCCGACGCCGGCGAGGACGATACGACCGACGATGTGCCCGACGCACCCGTCGTTCCGGTCTCGTGCCCAGGCGACGTGTGGTGCCTCGGATCGCATCGACTGATCTGCGGAGACGCCACCGATCCGGCCGTGGTCGCAGCGCTCATGCGGGGCGAGCGGGCGAAGCTCTGCTTCACCTCGCCGCCGTACGGCAACCAGCGTGACTACACCACCGGCGGCATCGCCGACTGGGACGCGCTGATGCGCGGTGTATTCGGCCATCTGCCGATGGCCGAGGACGGACAGGTGCTGGTCAATCTCGGACTGATCCACCGCGACAACGAGGTGATTCCGTATTGGGATGCGTGGCTCGGCTGGATGCGCACCCAGGGCTGGCGGCGCTTTGCCTGGTACGTCTGGGACCAGGGACCCGGCATGCCGGGCGACTGGGCGGGACGACTCGCACCGAGCTTCGAGTTCATCTTCCATTTCAACCGTCAGAGCCGCAAGCCCAACAAGATCGTCCCGTGCAAACACGCGGGCCAGGACAGCCATCTGCGGGCAGACGGATCGTCCACGGCGATGCGCAACAAGGATGGCGAGGTGGGCGGCTGGACCCACGCGGGCCTGCCCACGCAGGACACGCGCATCCCCGACTCGGTGATCCGCGTGATGCGCCACAAGGGCAAGATCGGCAAGGGCATCGACCACCCGGCCGTGTTTCCGGTGGCCCTGCCGCGGTTCGTCATGGAGGCGTACTCGGACGAAGACGATGTGGTGTTCGAGCCCTTCGGCGGCAGCGGCACGACGATGCTCGCCGCCGAGCGCACCGGCCGCGTGTGCCGCAGCGTCGAGATCGCGCCCGAGTACGTCGATGTCGCGATCAAGCGCTTCCAGCAAAACCATCCGGACGTGGCGGTGACGCTGCTTGCCTCCGGCCAGTCCTTCACCGAGGTGGCGGCCGAGCGTCGGCGCGAAGCGGAGCTGGCCGCATGACCAACTCCTGGCTTGCCGACAAGATCGAGCAGTGGCCGACCGCCAAGCTCGTCCCCTACGCCCGCAATGCGCGGACGCACTCGGACGTGCAGATCGCGCAGATCGCCGCCTCGATTGCCGAGTTCGGATTCACCAATCCGATCCTCGCCGGCAGCGATGGCGTGATCGTTGCCGGTCATGGGCGCCTTGCCGCCGCGCAGAAGTTGGGGCTCGATGTCGTGCCGGTGGTCGTGCTCGATCACCTCACCCCAACCCAGCGGCGCGCACTGGTGATCGCGGACAACCGGATCGCCGAGAACGCCGGATGGGACGATGCGTTGCTGCGCGTCGAACTGGAAGCACTCCAGGACGAGGGCTTCGACCTGGATCTGACCGGCTTCGATGCCGACGCGCTGGCCGATCTGCTGACAGGCGACGAGCCCGCCAACGAGGGGCAGACCGACGACGACGCGGTGCCGGAGGTCAGCGAGACGCCGGTATCACGGCCGGGCGACGTCTGGCTGCTCGGCCCGCACCGCCTGTTGTGCGGCGATGCGACCGTGGCCGACAGCTACGCGCGCCTGCTCGCAGGCGATCCGGCGGACATGGTGTTCACCGATCCGCCGTACAACGTGAACTACGCGAACTCCGCCCGCGACAAGATGCGCGGCAAGGATCGCGCGATCCTGAACGACAACCTGGGCGACGGTTTCCACGACTTCCTGCTGGCGGCGCTGACGCCGACGGTCGCGAACTGCCGGGGCGCGATCTACGTGGCGATGTCGTCGAGCGAACTGGACACGCTGCAGGCGGCCTTCCGTGCCGCTGGCGGGCACTGGTCGACGTTCATCATCTGGGCCAAGAACACCTTCACGCTGGGGCGCGCCGACTACCAGCGCCAGTACGAGCCGATCCTCTACGGCTGGCCCGAGGGCGCGCAGCGCCACTGGTGCGGCGACCGCGACCAGGGCGATGTGTGGCAAATCAAGAAGCCGCAGCGCAATGACCTCCACCCGACGATGAAGCCAGTGGAACTGGTCGAGCGGGCCATCCGCAACTCCAGTCGCCCCGGTGCCGTGGTGCTCGACCCCTTTGGCGGTTCCGGCACCACGCTGATCGCGGCCGAGAAGGCAGGACGCGTCGCGCGACTGATCGAGCTCGACCCGAAGTATGTCGATGTGATCGTGCGCCGCTGGCAGGACTGGACCGGCAAGCAGGCCACCCGCGAGGCGGATGGCCTGGCGTTTGATCAGGCGGCTACGTCTTCCGCGACGATCCTGTAGACGCGCTCGCCGCCGTCAAGCTTCTCGGAGACGAGGACCAGCCCGAGCTTCTTCTTGAAGGCCCCGGCGAAGGTGCCGCGCACCGTGTGCGCTTGCCAGCCTGTGGCTTCGCAGATCTGGCGCACCGTTGCGCCCTCCGGGCGCTTGAGCATGCGGATGACCTCGGCCTGCTTGCTGTTTTGCCGGATGCTGCGCACCCTCTCGGCTTCGCCTCGCGAAACTTCGCTGCGCTCGTTTTCGCGCGTGCGGGGCTTGGCGTCGGAGCGCCGTTGCGCCCAGGTCGCCTCGGCGGCGGAGACGGCCGCCTCCAGTTCCTCATCCGGTTCCACCGGAGCGGGGGCGGGCCGGGGACAACCCATCGCGTCGTAGCCTTCGGCGGCGACGAACCAGTCGGCACCAATGGATGTGATCAGCGCGCGTCTGAAAAGGCCGTCCAGCACCTTCTTGCGGGCGCCGCCTTTGACGTTGTCGGGGAACCAGACGATCTTGCCGTCGGTGTGTTCGATGGCATAGGCCAGGATTGCATGCTGGGCGGGGGTCAGTTGGATGGTGGTCATCGCTTGCTCCTTGCGTGGGTTGATCGGGTGACGTGATGAACGCGCTGTTTCCGATGGAAGCCAAGCGAATGCCGCGAAGAAGTTGAACGAATCAGCCGATTGATCAGTGAATGGGAATCTCGATCCGCGCCTATGCGCGCCACCGTGGCGTGACCGATACAGCCGTGCACAAGGCGATCCGCGCGGGGCGCATCACGCCGGAGGCTGACGGCACCATCGATCCAGAGAAGGCCGACCGCGAATGGGCCCGCAACTCGGAACCGCCCAAGACCGGCACCAGCACGAAGGCGCCGAAGGTCGCCGTGCCCGACGCACCGGCTATGGGGAGTGAGGGCCCGGCGGCCCTGCCAACGGGTGGCGCTTCGCTGCTGCAGGCGCGTACAGTCAACGAGGTGGTGAAGGCGCAGACGAACAAAGTACGCCTCGCCCGCCTCAAGGGGGAGCTGGTCGACCGCAATCAAGCCATCGCCCACGTGTTCAAGCTCGCGCGAGCCGAGCGCGATGCGTGGCTCAACTGGCCGGCGCGCATTTCGGCGCAGATGGCGGCTCGGCTTGGCGTTGATCCGCACACGATGCACGTCGCGCTGGAGGCCGCCGTGCGCGAGCATCTGCAGGAGCTGGGCGAGTTGCGCCCGCGGGTGGACTGATGGACTTCGCGTATGAAGGCGCTGCCGAAATCGAGCGCGCATGGCGCGAGGGTCTGACGCCCGATCCCCTGCTCACTGTTTCCGAGTGGTCGGACCGACATCGGGTGCTCTCCAGCAAGGCCTCGGCCGAGCCAGGCCGCTGGCGCACCAGCCGCACGCCGTATCTCAAGGCGATCATGGACTGCCTGTCCCCGACTTCGCCGGTCGAGCGTGTGGTGTTCATGAAGGCGGCGCAGCTCGGCGCGACCGAGATGGGCTCGAACTGGATCGGCTACGTGATCCACCACGCGCCGGGGCCGATGATGGCGGTGTGGCCGACGGTGGAGATGGCTAAGCGCAACTCCAAGCAGCGCATCGATCCGCTGATCGAGGAGTCGCCCGCTCTGCTCGAACTGATCGCTCCGGCCCGTTCACGCGACTCCGGCAACACCATCCTCGCCAAGGAGTTCCGTGGCGGTGTGCTCGTAATGACGGGCGCGAACAGCGCCGTGGGCCTGCGCTCGATGCCGGTGCGCTACCTGTTCCTCGACGAGGTCGACGGCTACCCGCTCGACGTCGAGGGAGAAGGCGATGCGATCTCGCTGGCGGAAGCGCGCACGCGCACCTTCGCGCGGCGCAAGATCTTCATCGTCTCGACGCCTACGATCTCGGGGGCGTCAGCGATCGAGCGCGAGTACGAGGCCAGCGATCAGCGCCGCTACTTCGTGCCGTGCCCGCACTGCTCGCACCGGCAGTGGCTGCGCTTCGAGCAGTTGCGCTGGGACAAGGGGCAGCCGGAGACAGCGGCCTATGTCTGCGAATCCTGCGACACGGCGATTGCCGAGCACCACAAGACGTGGATGCTGGAGCACGGAGAGTGGCGCGCGATGGCACCCGAGAACGGCGCCAGGACGGCGGGCTTCCACCTGTCCTCGCTCTACAGCCCGGTCGGCTGGCGCAGCTGGCGCGACATCGCGGCTGCCTGGGAGAACGCGGTCAGCAAGGAGTCCGGCTCGGCCGCCGCGATCAAGACCTTCAAGAATACCGAGCTCGGCGAAACGTGGGTCGAGGAAGGCGAAACGCCCGACTGGCAGCGGCTGATCGAGCGCCGCGAGGATTACCGGATCGGATCGGTGCCACGGGGCGGCCTGTTGCTTGTCGGCGGCGCCGACGTGCAGAAGGATCGCATCGAAGTGTCCATCTGGGCCTTCGGGCGCGGCAAGGAATCCTGGCTCGTCGAGCACCGCGTGCTGATGGGCGACACGGCGCGCGATACGGTGTGGAAGCGCCTCGGTGAGCTGATCGCCGACACCTGGACCCACGAGTCGGGAGCCGCGATGCCCTTGGCCCGGTTCGCGCTCGACACCGGCTTCGCCACGCAAGAGGCCTACGCCTTCGTGCGTGCCTGCCGCGATCCGCGCGTGATGGCGGTCAAGGGTGTGCCGCGCGGCGCGGCGCTGATCGGGACGCCGACGGCGGTCGATGTCTCCCAAGCGGGCAAGAAGCTGCGCCGGGGCATCAAGGTCTTTGCGGTCGCCGTCGGCATCGCCAAGCTCGAGCTCTACAACAACCTGCGCAAGAGCGCGCTGGTGGCCGAGGATGGCACTACCGTGGCTTACCCGGCCGGCTTCGTCCATCTGCCGAAGATCGACGCGGAGTTCATCCAGCAGCTCTGCGCCGAGCAACTGATCACGCGCCGCGACCGCAACGGCTTCCCGGTGCGCGAGTGGCAGAAGATGCGCGAGCGCAACGAATCGCTCGACTGCTACGTGTACGCCCGCGCGGCTGCAGCGGCGGCGGGACTGGATCGCTTCGAGGAGCGCCACTGGCGCGAACTGGAGCGACAACTCGGGATGGAACGGCCGCCGGATGAGCCGTCCCCGCCACAGCCATTGAACCTGGACGAGGCCACCCACAGCGGTGGCCTCGTCGTTTCCGACATCCGCAAAACCGGCCGCCGCGTGATCAAGAGCCGCTGGCTGTCCCGATGAGGAATCCATGACCTACACCACCACCCAGCTCGACGCGCTCAAGCGCGCCCTAGGCAGCGGCGAGCGCCGCGTCACCTTCGGCGACAAGACGGTCGAGTACCGCTCGGTCGAGGAGTTGCAGGCCGCGATCCGCACCGTCGAAGCCGAGCTTGCGCGCAATGCAGGCGAGAGCCCGACGCGTCAGATCCGGGTCACCACCTCGAAGGGATTCTGATGGCCTGGTTCTCCAGAATCCGAAGCCTGTTCGGGCAACCGCCGGTGCATGAGGCCGCCGGCCGTGGCCGCCGCTCGCTCGCGTGGATGCCCGGCAACCCGGGCGCGGTGGCCGCGATGCTGGCAACCAGCGCCGAACTGCGCATCAAGAGCCGCGACCTGGTGCGCCGCAATGCATGGGCGCAGGCCGCCATCGAGGCCTTCGTGGCGAACGCGGTCGGCACCGGCATCAAGCCGCAAAGCCTCTCGCCCGAGGAGCGCTTCAAGGCCGAGGTGCAGGCGCTGTGGCGCGATTGGACCGAGGAAGCGGACGCTGCCGGGCAGACCGACTTCTACGGCCTGCAGGCACTGGCCTGCCGCGCGATGCTCGAAGGCGGCGAGTGCCTGATCCGGCTGCGGCCACGCCGCCTGGAAGATGGTCTGGTCGTGCCGCTGCAGCTCCAGCTGCTGGAGCCCGAGCACCTGCCGATCAGCCTCAACACCGATCTGCCCTCGGGCAACGCGGTGCGCTCCGGCATCGAGTTCGACAGCCTGGGCCGGCGCGTGGCCTACCACCTGTATCGCTCGCATCCGGAGGATGGGCGGCTGGCGCCGATGTCGGGCCAGGGCGGCATGGACACGGTGCGCGTCGATGCGAAAGAAATCATCCATCTGTACCGCGTGCTGCGTCCGGGACAGATCCGGGGCGAGCCGTGGTTGTCACGGGCGCTGGTCAAGCTCAACGAACTCGACCAGTACGACGACGCCGAGCTGGTGCGCAAGAAGACCGCCGCGATGTTC